CTAATGTCGGCATACATATTATGATTAGGATGATTATTAATCCAGCCTAACATTTTTTCATAAACTTTCTCTAGAATAACAACATCATTTTTATTGTATTTCTTCATGGTTGCCCATGCTTTTTTATCTCTAGCCATACACTTTAACCAAAGCTCATGACCTGTATGATGTGTTTTTTTGCCTACACCTAATTGCTGTGCAACGTAATCTAGTTTATTACTGGGAAACTTAAAGCGACTTCTTGCTGTTCTAAGCAAATCTATTTCTTTGTAAGGTGCTGGAGGATTTAACCCCAACAATAAGAATTCTTTATTTAAGGTAGGTATGTCAAACTTACTGCCATTGTAATGGATAACTGCATCACACTCATCTAAAAGTTTTTTAATCCCTTTAATCATGTTGCTATGTGAGCTTTCCATTATAGAATCAAACATAATTTGTTTCTTACCCAACCACTTTGCTGCCCAGCACATTACATAACTGGACTCCATTAGTTGATTTATACTAACATTTTGATTCCATAACCCCCATACATGGGCTGTATTTGGAGCTGTTTCTATATCAAGTAACAGTATCTGCATTACTTATTATATATTTTTACTCCACTGTTGTCAATACTTAACGCCTGTTTTCTAGGAGTTCTACCACTCTCTGCGAAAGATATATGAACCCATTGATTATACTCATTAATAATCTGGTCATAGCAAATATCACTATCAACAATGGCAGCGACAGCACTATCAATATTATGGTCGCCACTAGGTCTGAAGTCTGCAGCCAACCCTTTGACATGAGCAGATGTGGGTTTAGACTTGAGTATATTGTTAAGCTCAATGCAGCGATAACCACTACTAATATAGAGAGGTGTGCCGAGTAACTTTCTAACATCTTGTAATCCTTCCGCTAATATCATTATGTTATCCATTAGCTGTTCTGGTACTTTATTATCTATGCCTAGCCTTGTTGCTGTTTCGCTAAACTCTAACTCTTCTAAAGTAAAGTTTGGTGTCAACCTCACTTAGAAATACCTTTTAACTTTTCAAAAGTTCTTAACCCTGCCATACCTAACATTGCAAAAGTAAGTTCTAATAAAATGTCATGGTCTATTGTAGGGATAGGACTTGTTACCCCATCTAAGCCATCAACATAAACTACAAGAGGATGTCCGACAAATAACCAGAATATACCTATAGCACATGACCAACCAATCATAGGTCTCCAGCCAGCAACAAAGACTGAACGATGTTCTGCCTCTGCTTTATTAACTTCTAGCTGTGCAAGATTAAGTTGATTTGCATTTTGAATAAGAGTTTTTTCTATTTCTTGTTTTGCTTTTTCTGCACCGTTTTTATCAGGAATAACTCTATCAAGTACAGTTCCGATTAAAGGTAAAATTGTTTGTAACATATCACCACCAAAAATAATGACAGTTCCATTTAGGAACTTCAATTAACATAAATAAAAAAATTGAGAGGAATCCGTATAAGAACCCCTCCCAAAATGAGTTCATTCTAATATCGACCTGTGAAGCCATCCCATAGGTTATGCCAATGGTGACTTACCCATTTATCCCATACCCATGTCCAAACAGCTAATGCGACCCAATGTTGCCAATCCCATTCCATATTTAACTCCTTAATAGTTAAAACCAATAAGTACACATAAAATAATGTATACCGCTACAAATATCCATAACCCTATCTCTTTCATAAGTGTATATTGGATATAATCACAGCAATAGCAATAGTGCCAAAGCCACCTAATGCTCCCCAAATGAGTTTATTAAGCATAACTTCAATCCTATCCAGTCGCTTGTGAATTGTTGCATATCTTTCAGCACATAGCTTTTCATGTGCCACTAGTTCTTCGTGTGGTGTCATAATTGCCCTATCTTGTATATAATAAATTTTTAATATCTAAATCGTTTAAATCTGTTATAGGACTTAAACCATATCTACCAACGCCTGATAAGGCTTTATAACCTGGTTGTAATAAAGGATCAACATATCTAGATGCTGTACCTAAATTTAATGCAGATCTTCCAACAAGTTGCGGTGATGCTGAAGAGAGTAAACCTGCTCCCAAAGTTCCTGTAACTGGTAATTGTAATAAATCAGATGCAATTGGAGTTTCTAACATAGTATTTAATGTTTCTACAATGACAGGTGACATAGTAACTGCCGTTACACCAGTTGTTTTTGCTGAGCTTAAATTAAATGGATCTTTTGTTTCTAATGCTGCAATTTGAGGAATAATTTCTTTATCTAATTTATCTAAAGCACCAGATAAAATTTGATTTTTTACATTACCTCTTGCCGTGTCTTGAACTAAATTTCTTAAATTATTAATTTGTGTTGCAGGTCTAATCCTGCCTTGTTTCATATTACCAATATTAACATTAATATCATCTAATACTTTGTACATTTCTGTATAATTTGATAATAATCCTTCTACTCTAGGATCAAGCATTTTTAATTCATTATCAATTAAATTACTTGCCTGTTGTATATTATTAAATAATTTAGGCTCATCTAACTTATTGATTTCTAACTTCATGTCATACAATGACGAAGCATCAGACAAGTTTCCAGGCTTTTTGTATCTATTAACAATCTCTTCAAAATCATCAAATTGTTTTAGAACCTCTTTGTTTCCTCTGGCAGTTGATCTTTGAAGATCTAAATTGCCTAGTATTCTGTCATGTACTCTTCCTACGGTATCTACCCCAAGACTGTTTGAACTAACATCATTGAGATAGTCAGTAAACTCTGCCTGAACACCTTTTTTATATTGAGAAAGTTGTTTTTGTAAATTAGTGACAATATCTAATTCGCTCGTTTTTCCTTCCATTACTTTACGAGCTGCTTTCTCTGCATCACTTTGACCTGTAATTTTACTTGTTCTTCCTGCTTGATATAATGCATTTATTGCATTGTTTGGAACACCAGACATTGCAGATGAAACACCTTTTACGGCAGATGCTGTAGGTTTGACAACCCAATTAATAGGTTCACCATAAGTGGACACTTTACCTGATACAGATGCAATCTTTCCAGTTTTGGTTGCAAGTTTGATAACACCACCAATACCAGCAACATCACTTGCAAAGCCAACTGGATCAGTTCTAATGGTGTTCATAAGCGCTTCTTGACTACCATAGCGATTAATATAAAAGTCTTTAACTGCTTTAAACGCCAATAGATCTTGTGATTGTTCTATATCTTCAGGACTCATTCCTTGCTCAAAAACTTTTTGATAATACCCATCTTTTTTATAATATTCTTGACCACCTTTATATACTGAATGTAATCCTTTTGCAGTTAATATTGGATGTCTTATAGGGTAAGTTACATCTTCAAAGTAAGTTGCTAGACTTCCACCAAAGTTACCTGCTGTATCTAATACATAATCCCATGCATCACCTTCAAATTTATTAGGATTAAATGGATCACCTAATTTTATTTTTTCCCCACCATCAAGTTTTTCTTGTTGTGGTTTTGGTACACTAGCATATGGATCAACAGGCTCACCAAGTTTAATTTGATTAGGTTTAACTTCTATTTCAGGAATTGTGCTTTCAAGTGTTGCCATTATTTTTTCCTTTTACGACTTTGTTTAGTAATTGGATCACCATTAGCGTATTGAGCAGGGTATAAAACAGACTGACCATTTTGTGATGGGATCTCAATGTAGTATGCATTAGAATCAATCCCCTTACCATTGTAAAATCTACCTTGTAATAAACTTCCTAGTTTAGCCTTAACAGTTTTACCTCCACCAATATTTGCATCAAAAAATAACTCTACTTGTTCTGGGAATCTTTCTAAACCAAAGCTGTCGTATACTGCTTGTTGTTTGCCATAAATATTTTCTTCAAATTGATCTAAACCATCAACCATATCTAACAACGCAGTTTTAGCTTGTTCCCAACCTACGGCTGCTTTTGCATTTGAATATCTATCTCTGGTCATATTTAATTCTGCACCATTTAATTGACCAAACGGAGTAGCACCGTTAGATGAATCCATTTTCATGCCCAATAAATCAGTAATTGTGCCTTCAGCCATAATTTGGTCATAAATATATTTGGCAGCAATTGCATCTTGATCAGTAAGTGTAGCTCTAACTTGACCTAATCTACCAAAAAATTTTGGAGCGCCTTTATGATCTAAAAGCCTATAAATATTTTCTCGTGTTTTATTAATTGTATTTAATGTTTTTATAGATTGAGCTGTAACAGATTCTCTATCTTTTGCAAGAGCCTGTTTTTGTGTTTCACTAAACATAAAATCTTTTGGCACAACTGCATCAGACTGTGATGGAGTTGGTACAGCGTTTGTTGGTGTTTGTTGTGGATTATATCCTTGTTGTGTATTTACCTGTTGATTTGCCTGTACTTGCTGATCAGCTTGGTTAGGCGTAAATGTAATATCACCATCATAAGAGTATTCAGGAACGCCAGGTTTAGGTTGAATTAGCTCTGTTGATGGCGTAGATAAATTAACAGGTGGGTTATAAGAAATTGTTCCACCACCAGCATTAATTTGATTAGGCTGTAAATTTTGACCCTGTGGCATTTTATTGCGAGTATTGACTGCGTTAATTAAATCTGTTGCAGTTTGTGGCATACTTACACCTTTGGTTATATTTGGTTTATCAGCCAGTATATAATCTTTTTTAAGGTCAGCAACTTCTTTTGGAGTTGGAGCTTGACCAATTTGTTGTAACTTAATAGCTTCAGCTTGAGTAAGCTGTGTAGGATCAGCACCAATAGATTTAGCTTGTAATGACTCACCATAGTTAGGTGCAGGCATTGTTGCTTTCATAATTTGCTCAATGACTTTATCATCTGCTGCGCCTATCATTGCTTGTAGTCTTGGATTACCTGTGTATTGTTCAATTAAGTATGCTCTTCCTACTTCTGCACCTCTTTTCTTTTCAATGTCATAGCCTAAATTTTGCATGTCCATAAGTGCTTTTTTTAAACCAACACCTTTGGTTAGGTTATTCATAAGCATAGTAGATGGCAATCTTTTACCTTCTTGAGCGTTTGTAAGTACATTGTAACCAGTTCCAAAATAACCTAACCCTGCTTGTTTAGATTTATTTAAGCCTGATAACGCACCCATCATAGCGTAAAATTTTTCATCTTCAGCTAACTGATTTGCGTATTGCGGACCTACAAACGCATTAACTGGTGAATAAGTATTTCCAAGTATTTTGTCTAAAAAATTAGCCATAATTATCCTATCCTATATTGTCGTTTTGTTCTTGGAATAACTGCTGTCATAATTGGTTTTACTTGATTTGGAGTAATTAATCCTTGAACTTGTGCAGGATTAATACCTGCACCTCTTGCTGCTGCAGTCATTTTTTCTTGTGGTGAAGGTTCTAGTATTGAACCTACTGCAAGTCCACCCGTTAATAATTTATCAGGATTTTCTTGTGCATAATCAAATACACCTGACCCAAAATCACTTACCTTATCCATAAGATTTTTTTGTCTTTCCTGACCACTCATTAAATCTATATTTTTAAATGGCACTTCACCCAATAAATTAGTATCCGCCATTGTCCCTAAAGTAGGATCTGTAAATGATTCCATTGGTTGAAATGGAGTATTTGAAAACATATTATTCATATCTGCTAAACCTTGTTCTGTTAGCATACCTTTATCATACATATCAGTTAAAGGAATACCATTTCCAGAACCGTAACCTGAAGCTAAACTATAATTAGGATCAAACCCACCTCCTGTAGATAATCCTGATGAAAATGGAGCATCTATAGGTGAGCTTGTTAAAGCACTTGCAAAATCAGGTTGTAACGCAGTTGTTGGTGTTGTTAAGGGTTGAAATAATCCACTTAAACCATCAAAAGTTTCACCAAATCCACTTCCAAAGCCAGTTGAACCACCAAACATACCGCCACCAAGACCTCCAATGATCGCACCTTTGAGTGGGCTTTTGCCTGTAACTAAACTTGTACCAGCACCAAGCATAGCTCCCATGAGCATTGGTTTCATTATTTACCACCTCCTGATTGAGTTGTTTGGCTTGTAGACCCCATAGGCGCGCCATATGCCCCTGATAAGTATGATTGTAGTTTGGTGTATGGTAAGTTTTCACCATACTCGTATCTACCAATATCTGATTGTAACGCTGTATTAGCGTAATCTTCTTGTACTTGACCTACATTTAATAATTGATTAATGTCTTGGTAATCAGCCATAGCCATCTGTGGAGCTTGTTGAGCAGCTTGTTGTTGCATTCCACGCTCAACGCCATAATTATTGTACATCAGCCTACCTGCTTCTTGAGATAATGCGTTAGCAAGGTTTTGTTGCGCTCTGGATGTTTGGTCAAACATTGCATTAGAGCCATAACGCCCTGCTTGAGAAGCACCACTACGAGTGCCTTGTATTGCATCATTATATCTTTGTGTTGCAGCAGAAGCAGCTCCTGACATAGCATTAGCTAAAAATGGATTATTACCTAAATAATTGCCTTGTATTACATTTTGTTGTTGTGTTTGTGCAGCATTGACTAATGGACTTCCTGTAGTAGCTCTAGTTTCAGCTAAATTAAGTGCTTGTGTAGTTTGCGAAGATGGATCAACATATGTCTGACCAGGATAATAATTTGGTCCAGGCTGTTGATATAGTCTTTTAGCCTCTTCTAAACCATAGGTAACATAAGGAACAACAGCAGGATCTAGTTGATTGGTTGTTGTAGACGAACCACCCCCACCACCGCCTTTGTAAAAAGTAAAAAAGTCTTGAAATCCTACTACAAATAAATTCCAAAATAGTTTAGAAAAGTTCATAATTTAAGCTCCATTAATGTATATTTCTTTTTAAATCCATATAGTTTAGACCATAGTCTTTCTATGCTTTCAAATTTGGTAGAACCTTGCACAGAAGTACCGCCATTATTTTTAATCCAAGATAAAAACTGACCCCAAGCATCTTTTGTATTACGCCCACCTATGTAAGTAATGTAAGCTACTCTATCATTAGGGTATGTGTACCACATAACTGTTGTGGCTGCATGACATTTTTTATTTTCATCTAAAGATATAATAAGTTGCTGTTGTCCTTGAGCAACAAGTAATTTTAATTGGTCAATAGACATTTCGCCATTACCTTTATCTATTGCTTTTTGTAAATGATTTTCAGCTAAATGCCAAAATTGTTGTACATGATTTGTAGGCACAACATAAACTGTTAATTTCATATTTAATCCTAGTAGTTCTTATCCTACTATTATATAACGATAATTTCTTGCAACACCATGACTTCCATGATTAACTGTAACGCTACCTTTAGCAAAATTAGTAAAGTAAACATCTTTAAGTTCCATAGACGAGTTATGGTCTAAAGGCATAAACAATATTACTGAATTAAAACCAATTCGTTCATCATTAAGTGTAGATGTTGTAGAACTTGTTGTTGTTGAAAATTCTCCAGAGTTATTAGTCTTTCCCTCAACACAGTTGTTTACCACCTCTGCAACTAAACGAGGTTCGCCACCTTGAAAAGGTAGCTTACGATACATATTGGTTCTTGCCATTACCTATTTCCTGTGGGTACGATGTCTACATCTACTCCAACTGCGTTAGTCCAGTTACCTGTTGGAACAATACTAAACCGATGGTATCTGCCAGAACTGCGTAACGGTACACGACCTTCGGCAGATGCTGTTGCACTTGTACTAAAAGCCACATTGTCACTTAGCTCTTTACGTGATGCTACTTTAATAGTAGCACTACCATTATCAACAGTTGGTCTTACAAGTTGCACCATGCTGCTGTAACCTGCTTCTACATCAGTTGTAATAATTTCTGAATTGTAATTAGAGCCTGTAAATGAAATAATTTTAGTATTTTTTGCACCTGCAAATAAAAATTTACCACCAATAAATAGTCGTGAGTCTAATGATGCTGGCATGGTATCTATGTTTGTATAGCCATACACAGACTCTAAACCTTCTAGCGTTGTACCTGTGGTTGCAATTGTACCTATAACGGTTGCATCTGTTTCAACACGAGTCCATTTATTAATTTGCCAGTTATAAGTAAGCATATGTCTTTGACCATCCACAGCCAAGTAATTCCAAATAACCAAATTTTTAACTGGGTCAATAGCTGTAGTCATGCTATTTAAATCTGTAAGTGAACAGTCATCAAAAAACCATCTGTCTATTTTATCTGTACCAATACCTACTACATTAGTACCATCACACTTATAAAAACCATCGTCTGCAAGAAAAAATGTAGTTGCACCATAAGTTCCAATAGAGTTGCCATCTAAACAACCTAAGCCTCGTGATATGGTGTCAAATTGAAAGAATAATGGTGAGCCAATATATGACATACGGACAATAGCACTTTCTAAAAACACTAAACCAAACTCGCCCCCTGACAGACCTGTTATGTTTCCCCCATCTGGAATTATCTGATAATCTGATTGACTTGTAGAACCACTTGTCCAATTGGTCTCGTCATTGATGTCCGACCATTGCACCTTGTTAGCATCTGTACCTGAATTAATATATCCTGCAACTACAAAGTCACGA